ATTCATTTTATTCTCCTTTTTATTAATCATATATATCTATTATCATTTTAATAATACTATGTAAAGCATAAAAAGGACAAAGTGAGGTTATTTTTTTGCCTCTATTTGCCCTATATGAAGAATACTACAGACCAAACTATAAAATATGTCTAAATACGAATAAACCCTGTTTTTTTGCCTATACAGAGGGTTTTTATTAAAAGTTAAGGCTTATATTATAATTATACTAAAAAAGGTGCTAGCAGGCTATTTTAGAGATGTTTTTTACCACTCCAAGAGGAATAATATTTCTATCTCCGTAAAATCCATCTTGGGAGTAGCTAGCGAACGTATAAAGGTATTTTTTATCTTTTTTTAATATAAAGGCGTAAGTCGTGATTGTTGCAGTGCGTAATCGTAATGCTTCATCTAAACTTTGAATGCTAGAATCTCCGACTATATCTTCCCAGATAATTTCATAGAGAGAATAATCAGTATTGCTAATTCTGATTTTTATATCTTTTTTTGATTTTCTTTCTGGCATTGGCTTTGAGTGGCTTACGTTTTTTTGTGCCAATCAATTCTCTGATTGCTGTTGATGTTGTGAAACCACTCATAAACCTATTTCTTTTTACTTTTCTTTTTTTTCTTCTTTTTCTTCATAGGTGGTCTACCTACTTTGCTTCCGTATGTTCCAATTCCTTTTGGCATAGCTTACTCCTAATGTAATATAAAGTTATGTATTAAAATTATTGCTACTATAACAATAATTGCTTGCACCCACAGTTTGAGTTCTGTGAAAGCGTTCCACCATTTTTTCAGTTTCTTTTTCATAAAAACCTTTCGTTACTTGGTTATATTTCGTGCCTTCTCAAAAGTCCTAAGACCCCCAAGACCGAGCATACCCAGAACTAAAGGCATTAACTGCCCTAGATCAAGTTGCACCCAATCTACTTGAACTTGGAACATTTGTAAAATCATATCTAATATGGGTTGGAAAAGGTACACATAACCAATACTTAAACCAGACACCCAACCTAAGAATGGTCGCCAGCCAGAAACAAATACTGATCTATGTGAAGCCTCTGCCTTATTTATGTCTAATTGTTTTTCTTGAAGTTTAGCGTCTATCTCCTTCATTTGAAGTTTTAGCTTTTCTTTTTCTTCTCCAGAAAAATGCATATCGTCTATAACATTCCCTACAGCTTTTATAGTGTCACCACCAAATAATTTACCTAACATGATCATCTCCAAATAGTTGTTTACTTATTCTTTCCATTTTTTCTTTTAAGTCCTCTTCTTTATATTTTTTACGCATATCCAGAATATATTGTTTTTCTTCTGGTGTCGTTATTCTTTTTCTGTGTTTTCTGAGGTCAACTTTCTCATCTTCTTCATAAGTGCTGTTGCTCTGTTTGGTGTCTGATTGTACCATCTGCTATCCTTCATTTGGGCAATCGCTTCTTTCCAGTTTTCATCAGCCAATGCCTGTTTAAATCTAACGAATTTTTCTAACTTAGGCAAACCAATTTGGAATGCCATCTCAAGACAAACTTCTTGAACGATAGCTGGCATATCTCCACATGGTTTTAAAAATGTTTGCATATCTCTTTTAGCTATCATGTAATCTATTAAGAATAGTTTAAGTCCTGTTTCATAATTAATACCATCTCTAAATTCATGTTTTTCACGATCTTTAACTAAATGTCCAGCACCTATAGTCCAGTTACCTAAATGGTCTTTATAAGGTTTTAACAAAATACCACCCTCATGATCTATTATTTCTTGGTGTAGTCTAGCATCATCAATCATCTGTTCCTCCTATGTTATGTAATTCTTCTAATTCTAAATCCATTAATGTTTTTAGTTTTTCTAAATATACGATGGCGTCCCATAATTCTTCTTGAGCGTCATCAATCCATGCAACAAAAGATTTTTTACTATGTAACATTGTAGAGCCATATTTTTTAATACCATCATCAGCCCTCTTGCCCATTCGTTGCATTATTTTTTTTATCATTTTGTCTTTCGTCATATTTCTCCTCTAGTTCTAACATTGAAATAAAATGGTGCGATTGTATGTGTGAATCCTGTATCATTAATGTGCTAATTCCATAAGACCAACCATTGGCACTATTTTTAGCATATTCTTCTATATGACCATAATTCATACAAGTTCCTACATTTACTATTTTTACATAATTTCCTCTACCTAATTTTGATGCTCTCCAAGATCTTTCTCTATGGCTATGACCAAATACTATGTCATGGGTGGCATTATTTGCTATTTGACTTGCCTCTGCCATTTTACCACCTATTTCTCGCCCCATTTCATTCATAGGAACATGAACAAAGGCTACACCCTTACAGAAATAGAAATCTCCATATTCAGAAATACCCCAACCTCTTGAGCGCCATAGAGTTTCATATTGCTGGGAGAACGCTCCAACGACTTCTTTGTGTTCGTTTTCGTATCGGTATAATCGCATTTCGTGATTACCTAAACAGTAATGTTTGATAGGATTAATATCACCCATGCCCTCATGTAAAAGTTTTAAACATTCTTCCGTTGCTTTTATATCATCTAAGATAGGTGGTTTCTTAGCACCTTTTACTGTGTGGTTTTTATCAAAAGTTCCACAAGAATCAAAACTAGCGAAGTCACCAATACAAATTAAATAGTCTGGATTATAATCTCTTATAGCTTTGCCTATCCATAAGAAACGTGAATGATCTTCTTCTGGGGAACAGTGAGCGTCTGGAATAACGAATACTTTTGTTGGCGTTGAAAATGTGGTGCGTTGTGCTGGTATTCTTACAATAGGTTTTTTATATTCTTCTATAACAACTTGCGGTTTTACTTCTTTGTATCTGTGCCACTCTATTGTCCAATGTGAACTTTGTAATGCTAACTTTTCTATCTTATCTATTTTACGTTGGAGTGTAGTGCGTGGAATATCTAAAATATCCTCTACAATTTTTTTAGCACCAGATGGTTGATTTAAACCACCTTTGCCTAATGGAGGATAACCTTTATCTAATGCTTCATGAAGTTTTTCTTGGATAAGTTTTAACTCGTCCCATTCTTTATCTTCCATCTTAGCCAATCATTTTAAACACCCAAGAAATAAACTGTGTTAAGACCATAAAGCCAATAGTCCATAAAATATAATTAAGTTTTTTAATGTCTTTCTCCAAGTGATATAAATCGTTGTTTTCAATTTTGTCTATCTTATTATAGATATCCAAAAGATGTTCTTTAGTTGTTTTAGGTGTTAGTTTGCTCATTGTTAAAACATCTCATTGCTAAAGATATATTTCTTTCTTTTAGTTGTTCATCTAATTCTAGCACAATACTGTCAACAGCTTTATCACAACTTTCAAAATTTGTAAAATTTATTGGTAATTGACCATTTACAGAACAAAATGGATTAATCGTTAAATTAAGAACACAAACAACTGTATAAATAGACCACATTATCCTTGTCTATTGTATTTTTTCCATGATTTCAATTTATGTTTGTTTTTTGGCTTAGAGCGTGAAGAATTACCAATGCTTGTTCGCTTCTTTACTTTATCACGAATTTTTATTTCACTCTTTGGCACGAAGTATTTTTTTAATTTTTAAATTACCTTCCATATCTGGCTCAAGTTCTGCTTCTACAAAACCACACTCAAAACGAATAACGCTTTTTCTATTATCTGATAAATTTCTTTCTGCTTCTCTTTTTAATTTAAGACAATCACTAACATTTTCAGCCATCATATGTCCGTCAAGATTCCCATTAACAAACATACACATCGCTATAATTGTTTTAATGACTACCATTTTGCCTTACCTTATCTTTTAATTCCTCAACGTCTTTTTGTAATTTATCTACTTGCTTTTTTAAGAAATCTATATTTACTCTGTTATTCATCATAGATTCCATTTCTGTTGTTACTTTTTCAAGCTGTGCAGAGGTAAACTCTAACAGCATATACTGTTCTTGATCAATAGGCTTTTGGTCTGCGGCTTTGAGTAGATCTGCTTCAAATAAAGTTGCTCTTGTTTCAATATTATTTAATCTTTCTATAACACCAAAATATGCCCAAACTGCTGTTGCTGTTACACCTAGTAAACCAATTAAATTTTTAAGGGGTAATCCTATTTCTGTTTTATCAGATATACTTGCCATTTATCTAGCTGTTACTGGTACACCCTCTGAAGAAACAAAAGGGTGTTCTGCAAATGCCATGTAGACATAAGTATCTCCAGAATTATTCCAACTAACACCTGTTCTTCGTATTTTAAAACCATTTGATAAAAGGTCTATACCATTGGCAGCAGTGCTTTCGGCATCATTTGTATTTGACACTAAATAAGTCAATGCTTCATTATCAACATCCATTTTATTATTATACATAAGCCAGTTACCTGTAGAGCTACTTCTTTTAAGCATAATCCAAGCAGGCTTAAATCCTGTATAAACAAATGTTCCATCTGCATTACCATTACCTGTGTAGCTACCAAATTTACTGTAGCCTTGTATTGGTGCAAAACAATACGCTACATAATTAGTAGTACCTCCTGTTGCACCATCAGAACCTACACCAAATACAGTTGAAGTTGGAGTGCTATCATTAAAATAGTTAGCATCATCTGCAAATGCAGTAGTATCATCAAGTTCACCATAATGAGTTGCACCATAAAAAGGGTGCTGTACAAACCATTGTGAAGTATCATCTCTATCTTTTCCAATTATTAATGTAGGTGCTATTCCTAATCCATGAGCAATAGTTCCCGCACTTCCTGTTCCTGTGTAAGTAACAATGGAAAATCCTGCTGTTGTATTTGCTTGATACACAGAATCAATAGTTCCTACACCCGTTGATGAAGCATCATTAGTTGTTGTTGTTCCACCATTAGCTTTCCAATTCCATGATACAAAAGCAACGCCATTTTCGTTTACAGCATTATCACCACTTCCTAAAGTAAA